ATGTGCAACTGGCCAAGCAGTCGGAAATCCGCAAGAGCATTGAAGCCCGCAAGATTCTGTACGGTGAAGAAGATCGCGGCCAGATGAAGTGGGTCGAAGACGGCACGCCCATGCCCGAGGGGATGGACACGCGGCTGAACGATCCGTTGGCCAAGCAGGAACGGCCTGTGGTTGCTCCGAAATGGATGGTGGGCAAGCTGTCGGGTCTGAAGCACTTTGATGCTCAGACCTACATGGATGGACCCGAATGGCAGAAGCACGCCCAGACCTTGCGGCCCGGCGAGAAGATGCCCGCTGGATACACCTACACCGGCCAGACGAAGAAAGGGCAATTTGCCGCCAATGAGAACGTCGCGGGACTGTTCAACAACTTTGTCAGTCCAGGGATCGCCAAGGAAATGCCGGTTTGGGATCAGATCGTCAAGGCCAAGCGGGCGACAGTCGCGGCCAATCTTGGATTGTCAGCGGTTCACGCGGTTCTCGAATCAGTCGGGAACGGGATTCAATCGGTCGGTCGATCGCTCAGCAACGTGGGGCATGGCGAATTTGATCTTGCGGCGAAGAATCTGATGCGGTCGATGCCATGGGAGCAGGCCCGGTTTGGCAAGCAGATCGGGGAACAGGCCAAGAACCCTTCGGCCCGCCCGGCACTGGAACCACTGGTTCAAGCCAGCGCGGAAGGTGGCAACAAGTTCTTCAGCCGATCGGTGCTGGATGAATCATCGTGGAAGAAAGCCAAGGAAGAATGGTCCAATGGTAATCCCATCGGTGCCGTTCCGCGTACCCTCAGTGCGATGTACGAGTCCATCCATAAGCCGCTGTTCGATCAGTTCATTCCCGCCCTTCGACGTGGAGCCAAGGCGGCGGAAGCGGAAATGGCGATTCGGCGAAACATGAACGGTACGGAGCTACGCCGGCACATGGGCTTGGCCCAGGACGACATTGATAACATGCTGGGCACGGTCATTCGGACCCACCAGTTCCAGAACAAGTTCGTCACTGATCTTCAGGACTTGCTGTTCACGGCCCCCAAGTTCTCAGAAGGAACGCTGCGATTTGCCGGCGCCGCGACACGGGACACCCTACGCGCGCTGAAGGATGTGGCCGGCGGTAAGAAGCCGACCATGACCCCGGCAATGTACACGGCACTGGGCGGGCTGATGGCCCATGCTTTCGGAGCTACCCTTACCCAGCTTGCCTATACTTACGCCACAACGGGTAAGGCGACAATGCCGAACCAGCTTCGGGACTACATTGCCCCACGGACGGGCCGTAAAGACGATCAGGGACGCGAGGAACGAGTCAGCATCATGTCACCCTTCTCGTTCCTCTTCAGCCTCGCCAAAGGCGGCGGCAACGCGGTAATGAGCCGTGTGGCACCGGTCTGGCACGCCACCGATGAAGCGATCAATAACGCTGATTATCGGGGCCGGATGATTCGCAACCCGAATGATTCGTTAGGCCGGCAGGCCCTCGACACCGCAGAGCATGTCGGCAAGGCGGTCTTGCCCTTCAGCGTGCAGAACTACATGGAATCGAAACGACCCGGAGCCAGTCAGACTTGGGACGCGAAGGTAGGCGATGTGATTGGCGCCCGGTTCGGGCATACATCTGCCACCGCTGGCGAACAGGCGGCGCGGGATGTGCTCGCGGCCAAACGCCAGCAGGCCCCATTGGGCAAGGAAGAAGCCGAGAAATCAGACACGCTTCGGGAATTGTCCGATCAGATGCGGAGCAAGAAACCGGGGGCGTGGTCGAATATCCGGCAGGCGGTGCGGGAAGGAAAGATCACTGAAGGGGATGTGGATCGAATTCGCCAGCGGGCCACGGAGAAGCCGGGCCTCGCGGGCTTACTGGGTCAAACCAGCTTGACAGCCAAAGATGTGATGGAACAGGTCTGGCCGAAGATGAGCGCCGAGGAACGGCGTGCGAATCAGTGGGTGGTACGCGGGAAGATCGGGCGAACCGAGACGTTGACCCCAGCCCAGCGGCGAACCTACTTCGGACAGATCAGCCAGGATGTAAAGGCAGCGGTAGCAAAATGAGCAGTACCGGGATCGAGTTGCCCCAGAACCTCGCGGATGCGGAGTTGTATCAAAGGCTCTTCGTTAAGCCAATGATCGACGCGCTGGATTCGCGGATGAAGGGTTTTATGGAGGATGTGAAGGGGCACGTCGAGCCTGTGATTGCAGGTCAGGCCCTTCAGGATCGCCGGCTGGAACGCTTAGAGCGGGACCAGAAGAAGGCCCTCTTAGGCTGGTCCGTCTACGCCACCGCCGCCGCTGGATTGCTGGCGTATGGGTACAGTTGGATTAAAAACCATATTCATCTGGGGTAGCGGCTCGGTCTGCTCCCAGCGGATCACATGCACCGCTTCCGAGACCGCCGCCAGCCGGTCGGCGTTCACCAGCTTCATGGCGTCGCGATAGAGCCGCAGGGCATTGATAAGAACCGGGACGGGGATCACTCTGGTTTCCCCTTCCCGGTTCCAATGCACCGCCACGCCCTCCCGGAGATACCCCTTTAGATTTCCCACGCTGATCTCACGCAGACTGATCCACGCTGAGGGGTTGACCAATACGACGGAAGAAGTCATGGAGCCATTCCTTCGTTGTCACGCGAACCGGGGTCGCGGCCCATTTCTGGCGAATCGCCTGCATGGATTCCAGCACTTCGCCGCGAACGCCTACCTTCATCCAGTTATACACCGTCTGCCGGGTTAGTTCCCGATGGTGATACTCTTGCAGATAACGGGTCACTTGGCCAACGGTCATTTCTTGCGGGGGCATTTTTCCTGATTCCTCGCCCGCAGTCGATAGAGCGCCGCCGACGTGGGAATATCCCCATCCACCAGGGGGCGTTGGCCGTTGATGCGGCCCGTCCAGGATTCCCACGGCACATCGTCAAGATAATCTATCGAATATTTGCGGGCGTGTTCGTGACAGATTATTGCGATGTTCCATGTCCGGCAATCCGACTGGACCTGAACGATCCAGCCGGGAAGACCCCCGGCGAGGATGAACCCGCCGAGGATGATGGCTCCGCGTTCCTTGATGATCCGCTCACATGCCTTTGTCGGGGCATGACGCGAGGCCAGATCGAGCAGATCGTTTCGAGTGTGAAGGGACTTCATCCGTGAACCAGTTTCGTGACCGCCGTGCTGCTGGCAAAAGCGCCGTCGATCTTGGATTGAATGGCCTTGCGATTTCGGTACACTTCATAGGCAAAGAAGCCCAGGCCCAGGACAGCCAAACCCAACGCGACCCACGGAATGAACCACAGGGATACCCGCGTGATAAGGGCCACCGCCTCGACCCCCGCCGCAGCGCCACCGATCGGCAGGGATAGATTGTGCGTGGCAGGCACAGCGAAGAACAAACCGACCGCAATGCCCACCGCCAATAGGGCCACGATGATAATCACGTCGGTTGCCTTGGCGGTGGCTTTCAACTCAGGGGGAGTCTGTCCAGGATGAGGGAACACGGGGTTCACCGCTGGGGGTTTGGTACTCGCCTGATGGACTGGCTGACAGCCGCCGATCAGGGTAAGGCCCACGAAGCCCAGGACAATGGCCAGAAGGATAGACCAGAACGCGAATGCCTTCATCTGCTTTTTCTCCGTAAAGTACAAGGTTCGTAATGGGACCGGTGGTACTTTTCACCAGCGCCAATAGGCATGATTTCATGGTGGGGAATCCCGTCGAGAATGACGCAAGCCGATAGGATGGACCGCACCTTCTGTTCCTTGCCGTACGCAAAAGCGTAGGCCCGATCGTCGATCCCGCAGCCGGTATCCATGCCGAAGATGCGCCGCTGGGGATTGGCCCGCCACTTGATGCCACCGGCGGAATGAATGTGACCCTGCACGCAGGACATGAGCATCTTGCCCATCGCGTTGAAGGCCGGGTGCATTCCGCCCGAACCCGTGCCGTGGAAGAAGAACACATCGTCCAGGATGAAATCATCATCCCAGTCCCATCCCTTCGTCTCCCACGTATCCGCATAGTCGCGGATGAACTGCGAGGGGATGCCGGCTTCCTCGGCGGTGCGGATCACGCGGGCATCGTGATTGCCGATGCAGACCTTGGCCTTGGGGAAGGCCCGCGACCACTGGCTGATCTTGGCCTTGGCCAGTTCATACTCATGCTTGGGACCGGGAGCATCGGGATGTTTGGCATGGAAGCTGATCGCGTGCCAATCGACCACATCGCCGATGAACATAACCTGATCGCACTTGTGCCGGTCCCGCAGATCGCGGCAGAAGCTCAGGTAGCCAGGATGGGCGACAGGTTCGTGAATATCTCCAATGACGAGAATTCGCATCAGACCATCCTGTTGTTCATTGTGAAGTCTTTCGGGCACGTACCCCCGGTGGAAAGAAAGTAATAGCTTCCATCGGGTTCGTAAAACCGCAGGCCCAGCCACTTGCCCAGGCTGAATTCCGCCGTGGCGCCGGTGCTCTTGAACCAGTTGTCCAGCAGGACGATGCCGTTCTTGCCAGTGGGGTTGTGCTTGGCCAGGAAGTACAAGGCGTAAAAATCACGGAAGACGAAGATGCTCTGATCTGTTTCAGATTGAGTCTTCAATTCATCCATGCTGCTGCCGGAGGCCCGGTCAATGTCAGCGGGCGAAATCACGTTGAAGCCCTGCTTCAGTAAAGCATCACGGGCGGCATCGAAGGCGGGGAAATTGAAATGCTCATACCCCCGCATGGGGCCGGCAACGTACACGTATGGGGTGTTGGAATCGAGGCTACAATGCGTCGTTCCCTTGATGATTTGATTGGCCACGTTCGCGGGGCATCCGAGATCGAGCAGCGGATGGGGTCCGCACTCGACTGCCTTTTGCGACGCTTCCAATTCCAGTTGCAGCAGGGCCAGGGCACGCCATGCGACCTTGGCAGTATGCCGCAGTCCATCATCGTCGAGGGTGCCACGCTCGATCAGGTGCCGGGCGATGCAGTCCGCATGGTCCGAGGACTTGCCCCGCGACCAGTGCATTTCCTCTCCGGGATTATGCTGCTGGTTGCCGACGAAGCTCACGCGAGCCACTTCAGCCACGGCGTTGGGAAAGTAATCCATGACGCCGCGTGTGATAGGTTGCTCTTTTCGCTTATGCTTGTCCGTGGTCAGTTGCATTTTTCTCCCTTTGAAAGTTAAAACCACCGGGTTCCTTCACGCTTCCATTTGAGGAAGTTTCGACCTTGCACCACGAATAGAACACCCCCAATTAAGATGATGCTCCACACATGATGCGTGGCACCTACAACAGTGGTAAAAAGCTCCGCGAGGCAGGCGAGAAACGGGCCGATCAGTTTCTTATCGCCCATCAGCCAAAGGCCTAGCAGCAACAGGACGGCGCTCAAAAGCTGAACAGTGAAATCAGTCATCGTGTGGGTCTCCCTAAAAATTGCTTCTGTGCCCAGGGCTGAAGGTGGACGCCCTTCAGCCGGTCGCCGGTGAAGACGACGTGGGTGGCATTCATCTTGACCCGCTCGAAGAAGGGACTCTTGCCGCAGGCCCAGATGCGGGCGGCTTCGCACCAGCCCACCCACGCATCGTAAATCTCGTTCTTCGTGACTTCCGAACCCGTGCGGTCCTCGCAGCATTCGATCAGGAACGCCGCGACCGGGCTGTTGGCGGTACGCATGTCCATCAAGGCCGACCGGCTCGATGGGGGTACGGTAAAGACCCCATTGGCCCGAAGCCGCCGCAGTCCTTCCAGCGCCCAGATCGCGATGCCGGGAATCTCTTTCATCAGCTTGGCTTCGAGACCGAAATCCTCGCGGCCTATAAAGGACCGCTGGAACTCGATGATGTTCATGCGGCGGATCAGGGCACCGGCATGGTCGGGTACTTTCAGGAATTCATTGGACGCGATCGTGACGCGGGCGGTCAGCTTGTGGCTCTCGATCTGGTCCTTGAACTTGCGGTTGATCTGCACGGAATCGGAGCCACTGATATTCAGTAGCAGTTCCAAGCCCCGCGTGGCCGCACCCTTGGGCGTGCGGGCGTCGGCGATGATGCAGATCAGTTTGCCCACCAGCGGGGCTATGCCGAACTGGCCCGACAAATCGGCGAAGCTGGTATCGGCAGTCTGCTCAGCCCCCACCAGCGCCTTTAGGACATTGAGGACTTTGCTCTTGCCCGCACAAGTCGGCCCTCGCAGGAACATCATCTTGTCCATGCGGGTGTCGGGAGTCATGCAATAGCCGATCCACTCTTGGATAAGCAAAGACTTTTCTGGTTCATCCCCAAGACTGCTGTTGAGAAATGAAAACCACGTCGGGCAAGTCGCCGTCGCATCGAAAGCAAATGGCAATGAAGCAGTCGTGAAAAAATCAGGGGTCGATTCGAGCAGGAACTCGCTGGACCCATCCAAGAATGCTGGTACATGGAGAATCCCATTGGTGAAAGGAATCAGGTCGGACGGATCGGGGCCGTTGTGTCCATTGATCCAGCAGGGCATCGTCGGGTTGGGGATCAGCGTTTCGGCCATGATCGCTTGACTCACGGCTGAGACTAAGGTAGGATTGGCTACCAGTGGGGCAATGGTGATGCCCTTCGGACTCTCACGCTGGACACTCTTATCGTAAGCCCAATCGTACAAAGGCTTGGTGAACGGCTCGTCCTTCAACGGCACGTACTTGCTGCCGCCGTAGCGATACCACGTGGACTCCCATCGACGGAGGCTGTAGCGGCCTGCCATGCGATAGTTCGCATCGAGAAAAGCCCGCGCGATCGTGGTTGGCCGATCGTCTGCGATCAGGGTAGAAACCTGATGCTGCTGCCCTTCCTTCTCGACGAATTCAAGGAACTTCTCGCGGGTGAGACCATACTTGACCTTCCAGGCCCGAAGGTCTTTTACGTGCTCCGGCGGCATGACCATCCGCACATCACGGCAGACACGCTTGAGTGTCTGGAACGCGGCGATCATGCCCTCACGCCCCGGCTCTTTCCCGTCCGGCTTGCGATCGTTCTCCCCGATCACAATGGCCGTGCGGCCCCTCGCCAGATCGGCCAGTATATCCATGCAGGCCAGATTGGACGGACGCCCCGCGCCATCGAAGCCCATGTCCAGGGCGGCGGCAACATCGGTCATACCCTCGACCACCAGCAGCGGCCCGCCATTGTTAGCCATCGCCGACGCATCCGCCAAGTGTCCATCGGCTTTGCGGATGTGCAGGTGGCCGAACTTCATCGGCTTAACCGCACCGGCTTTGGTCCGAATGCAAACCACCGCCTTCGGATCGGATGGATTCTCCGACGAGACGATACAACCATCGGGCTTGCCGCAGACCGGGCAGAGCACGCCCGCATCCATCGTACGTACCCAATTGTGGGCGCCGGAACTGTATCCGTGCTCACCCCGGCTGTGCTTCGGATTGACCTCGTAGATTAGCCCATGCGAACTTCCCGGATAACAGGTTTTGGCATCCTGCTGATTGCGCAGGTTTAGCCCGGTGCATTGGCCATCGGCATCGCGTTCTGGGATCACCCACCATCCGCAATAGCTCACCTTCTTCTTGAAGGTGACAACGGGTGCCCATCCCAGGGCGAGCCGCCGTAGCGAATCAGAAGAGACGCCCAGGTGCAATGCCAGATCGTCCAGCATCGCCGGGTAAGCGTTTCCCTGAAATCGCTCAAGTAGCGATTCAATCTTAGTTATCATTTGGAAAAGCGTCGGGTGGGACTCGAACCCACTACGGGACACCCTATCGTGAGGGGTGTTGCCTTTCCCTTTGGCTTCCGACGCTCGTAATATGCTCTAAGCTACTCGCCTTGTGCCGGACGGCGAGGCGGGTCCGATCAGCCCAACGTCTACCACTTACATAGGTGGTGCTTTATTTAGATCGGTAGCGGTACGCCGGCAGTACACGAACTTCATGCCGCCAAGTCCTTCAGAACAATATCACGGACCTTGGCCCATTCGCCGGGCGTGATCTGTTCCTGATCCTTCTGGCCGGCGACTTCGGTGGTGGCGGCGATCCATGCTTCCTCGACCACCTGATCCTCGTTGTCGCCCTTGCTGGCGCAGACCGTGGCCCAGGCGTCCTCCATTGACACTTCCTTGGCCGGCACAGGCGAGGACACAGGCGCGGGAGCCGGGGGAGCAGCTTCCTGCTTCTTGCCAGCCTTGGGTGCCTTGGGGGCCTTAGAAGCCGTAGTCGTCGCTGAAGTCGGGGGCGTCGGTTGCGTTGCAGGTGCCGCAACAGAGGTTTGAGCCGGGGGGATGACCACATTCGATGCACCAGCCACTTGCGGCTTTGCGACTGCCACTGCCGCCGGCTTGGCCTTCTTGATCTTCAGCTTGGCGTTGAGGCCCTTGATCTCGTCCAGGCTGACGGTCTTCAGTTGACGTTCGGGGGATGCGTCCGGTGCGTCGATCCATGCTACCTCCAAACCGCCCTCGACCACTTTGCCGCTGGCGTTGGTGTAGGGCTTTTTATCCTGCACGCGACCGAGGATGATCTTGCCGGCCAAGTCCTTGATCGTATCGAAGTCCACGCCATCCCAGCCGGTCGCGGTGACAAGCTGCTCGTAGTTCTTCATGGCCGTCTCTTCGCTGAATTCATCAGCGGAGTTAAACAGCAGCATGAAGGCGACGATTTCCTCGTCGAACGTGCTGTAGTCCACGTAGGCCGGCTGGCCATCCGCCAGCAATCCCTGCCCCTGGAAATGCTTGATCTCCGCTGAATCTTCAATGTACTTCTTGCTGGCCTTCAGACGCGCCACCCATTGCGGCTTGCCGGTCTGAGTCAGGGTCACGCCCGACTCGGTGATTTCAAACAGGTACGTACCGATCGTTTCAAGTTTTGCCATAGTGCATTGTCTCCGTAGTTCAGTATTCGGGGTTGTTTCAGCAATCGCTGAAAATCAGTTGGTGAGGATCGACGAGGCGGGCACGTCGCCGGGCTGGGCGATCACGCCCATGATGCGGGCCTGCTCGTACAGATACAGCGTCTCTTCGTCCTGCCGAACCGGGATGCCGCAGTTCTTGAGGCTCCGATTGGCATCACGATCCTTGTAGAGCACCAGCACGCGCTGGCCGATCTTCAGATCGAAGGTCTCGCTGACCCCACCCTGAGCCGATACGTTGCCCGGCCCCACGGCAATCACTTCGGCTTCGGTGAACTGATCCGCGTTGGTCGGGACGGTGATTTTACCGACCTGCCGGGCGGGCTGTTCGTGAAGCCGAACCAGAACGAGCGTGTTACGTGGTTGAATCATTTTCCATTTCGATTAAAAGGTCTAAGATGCCACTGATAACTTCCCGGATAAGTTCGATCTGCGATTCACTCTTGACCGACAGGGTGAAGCATCGGAACAACTGCGAACGTAGATAGTTGATCCGTGGGATACGTTTCATGATGCTCCAAAGACAAACTGCCAGATCGAATCGTCCGCCCGTTGCGTGAAAGCCACGACGGGGGGCAACGTACCATTCATCCGGTTCTTGGCCTCGAACCAAATCTCCGGCTCGGTGAAGATGTTCCGCTCCGTGGTGCCGGACGCCTTGCCCTTACTGGCGGTCTTGTTGGCTTTCACCACGGAGACTTCGGGGTAGCCGATACGGAAGATGTTGTCGGCCCATGCGCAGATTTCAGAGCGGACGTTGCCGCCGTTCTTGGGCTGGCCACATAGCAGCGGGCCATCCTTCAGGTAGTCGGTGCCTTCCAGATTCGGGACAGTCGCCTGTCCCTGCTGGGCCAGCAGGATCACGTTGACGCCGCGACGGACCAGCGCATCGAAATCAGTCAGCAGCAATCGCATCACATCGAGCAGATGCTTATATCCCTTGCCCCAGCCGTAGCCTTCGATGTTGTCCACGGTCGCCCCGCTATCGGATCGCACGGTGGAAAACAGATAGGGTTCGGCCAGGGCCTCAGCCTTCGTGATGGTATCGAGCACCAACGATCCACCGGCGGGGAACAACTTGTCCTGATGCAGCACATCACGAAGGTCTTGGAAGGTCTCGATTCCCGCAATCGCATTGAGGGGCGCCCCCGTCTTGGGGTGGCGGGTCTGTCTTCCACCGTCGTCGAGGCCAATGAAGATTGCACCGGGGGCCATGCTGGCGAGGGTCGTCTTGCCCAGTCCCGATGGACCGTAGAGCAGAATCTTCTTGCCCTCGTTGGTCCCCGCCCAGGGGGCCACGCTGAACGTCTTTGCCACATGCTGGGCGCGGCCCGGCGGTGACGGCTTGGCGATCGACGCGGGGGGCATCGTCGGCGGCTTGCGGATCAATGGGGGTTTGCTCAGGGTCTCGGTCATGTTGAAAAATCCTCTGGTAGTTTTCGTCCCACTTCTTGCGGTCCACGGGGCGGTAAGAGTCGCCCTTGCCGGCGCCGCCGTCGCAGTTCATAAATCAGCACTCCCAAAAAGAGGCAATAGGCAACCAGAAAAACCAGTAAGAAATTCGCGAGAAGGATCAGGCTTCTACGATCTTCCTCGGTTAAATTACTCATCTACCGATTCTCCATTCACCGTCAGATCGACGAAGATACGTTTGAATCCAGGCGGCGTGGTTTTGCCATTGCACACCGCTTCAGCCCCAGGGCCATAACAAATGGGGATGTACGGACAAGGGAACGTGGCCCGGCATTGGGATTCATTCTCGAACCAGCAGCCGGATCGTTCATACGCCTTCTGGGCGGTGTAGACTGCGAACAATTGCTGGCGGAACTGAGCCAGTTCCATATCGGTGCGGGCGATCTCGCGGCGCTGGAAGTAGAAATCCGGTCGTTCGGTTATGTCATGGAGCAACCGGGCACCGAACATGTCGATCGTTTCCTTGATCGCGAAGCCCTTCTTGCCCGGCTCGATCTCGCAAGGCGTCCCATTCACAATGACACGAGCAATCAGATCAGGCGTGTCATCCTGCTTGACGGTCTCCA